TCTGCTCTTTCTTCAGGGTTTGCATCCCAGTAATCTTGTGCTGCTTGTCCTATCAAACCGTTGCCAGCTGGGCATGGTGAGCCTGATCTTTCCATTGCTTTAAAAACAATCGGATCAGTACATAACACATTGACTGCTGCTATCTTCATACCAAATTGATAAAGTAGCTTTGCATATTTTCTTTTGGAACAGTCAACATCCTCAAAAGTTTTTGCTGTAGCTATGCCAAACACCTGGCTCTGTATTCCTATAGATGCTGGTATCGCACAAGAGTCACTCTGCATTACACTAAATGGTGGAGCAGAAGCTGTAGGGGGTGCTTTGTCAACAGTCGTAACGGTACCGCTGACAGTATTTGAAGTGACTGTGTTTGTATTAGCAAACGCACTTGTCGAAAAAAATAAAAATAAAACAAATAATATTTTACTTATAGATACATTCACCATTACAAAAATCGCAACACATTACTCGCCACCTTCTTCTGGAGCTACATAATCAGCTATAGTTCCAAACTCACCATTTTTACATCTTTCTAATAGATCTCTACCATGAGCCTCTGGATCATTTGGCGTAGCTAAAAAAGGTAGATAACCTTCAGCTTCAAGATGTTGCCATTTAGCTTCAACATTTATCATTGTTTTTGCTTCATCTGCCCATTGAGGATTTTTGGCATCTATTAATATACAGGTAAATTCTGACATTGTTTTTTCCTTTCTATGAAATCCTTAACATTACTGTAGCTCTTGTTCCACCATTGCTTCCTGTAGTTCTACCCATAAATCTCCATGTACCACTTCTACTTGAATGAGGATAATAACCACCTTCACCATTAGAATAGAAACACTGATTACCAGATGCAGTAGAACCACCATCTTTTGTTTGATTGTTTAAATCTGAAAATAAGAAAGCATAAGATCCAGTTGAACCAGCAGATATTGAAGCAGTAGCACTAGCAACTTGTGATGAACTTGGAGCAGAGCTTGGTAAACTAGATAAGTTACTACCATTAACAGATCCAAAAGTACCACCAGATATTCTTGATCCGTCCATTGTTCCACTTGTTATCTTAGCAGCAGATAAATCTGGTATACGAGCTGTATCAAATGAACCACTTGTTACTTTAGAAGCTGCTAAATCTGGAACATCACTAGCAGATAAACTTAATCTTGCAGAGGGTACTGTACCAGAAGTTAAATTATCAGCAGATAAACTTGTTAAATCAACATGAGCAGTAACAGAACTTTGAGAAATTCTTGCATCTGCAAAAGTTCCAGAGGTTATTTTAGATGCAGCTAAACTAGGAATATCAGAGGCTGCCAAAGATAATCTTGCACCAGCTATTGTACCTGATGTTATTTTTGTAGCTGCTAAATCTGGTATTCTATCTGCTCCTAGTGTACCTGATGTAATTTTAGAAGCTGCCAAGTTAGGTATAACTGCTTCATTAAGTGTACCACTACCAGATATTATATTTGCTAAATCTCTTGCTTTTGTCATTATGAAACCCTTAAAAATAATCCTACAGCATTTGAAAAACTAGAATTAGATGCTGTTACAGACATAGCTCTATAAGTTCCAGATGGTTGTGTGCCACCTCCAGTATTGTAATTTATTCCACAGAAAAACATTGCATTATTTGTTGAAAATGTAGTATTTAAACTTTTACCAAAACTTCCTACAGTAAAAATACAATATCCTCCAACACCTCCACCAGTTCCACTTGCAACACCACTTAAAATGTCTGAGTTACTTGGAGCTGATGATGGTAAACTTGTTAATGCAGATCCATTGACTGCACCAAATGTGCCTCCAGATATTCTGCCACCATCCATAGTGCCACTTGTAATTTTTGCAGCTGATAGATCAGGTATTCTAGCAGCATCAAAAGATCCAGATGTAATTTTACTTGCAGCCAGGCTATCTACTCTAGCAGCTGCTACTGTGCCTGATGATACATTATCACCATTTAAGGCAGTAAGATTTGTGCCTACAAAATTATATTTTATTGCTTCGTATGTACTCATTCTATTTCTCCAATAATAACCATCCTTGTGTGTCACCACTAAAAACTAATCCAAGACCAGCTCTCTCAGTGGCTACTGTTAAATCACTTGCATCGCCTTGTATTTTTTTGCCATTTCTAGCGATTGTTAAATTGTTTGTGTCAAATGTTCCGCTTAGATCAATAAATCTAACATCATCACCAGCTGTTGGGGATGCTGGAAGAGTGGCTGTTACGGTGTTACTAGTAGTATCTACAAAGTAACCTCTTCTTGAATTGACATTAAAGTTTGCAGTTTTTGTTTCCCATGTAAAATCTTGTTCTACAGATACACTACCACCTAAAGAAACTGCAGCTCCGTTAATAGTAATAGATGAGTTTGCTAATGCAGAGTTGGGTACACTAGATAATCTAGCATTAGGTAAAGTACCAGTTGATAAGTTAGAAGCATTTGTTGTATCTACAACAGCAAAAGTATTATCACCTCTTAGAAATGTAGTGTTATCTTTTGTACCAGATGTTCCCAATCTAGCTATTGGTACTGTACCAGAATTTATGTTGTTTGCGTTGATAGCAGCAACATTAAATGTTCCAAAAGCTACTATATCTACTACATCACCGTTTGCTAAAGCACTTGCAAATACTATAGAATTTCCAGAAGTAACAGTAACATCTGTACCATTTACCATCTTTACGCCATTTAAATATACATCAACAAATCCAGCATCGTACCCAAGTGTATTCCCACTATTATCACTACCTGAAACAGTAGTAGGAGTTCCAGATATTGTGTATGTAAAACGCTGGGAAGTACCATTTACTGTAGATCCAGCAGCTGCCCAGCCGCTAGATTTATACACTTTAAGTTCATTTGCCGTGGTGTCAAAATACAGATCACCAACATCAAGTGATGATGTAGGAGCAGAAGATTCTACTCTATATCTATCAGCAAAACTATTTACTCCAGATACATTAGTAGCAACTGTATTAATATTAGTTGCAGCTCCAGCTACAGTATTAATATTTGAACTGTTACTGGCTACAGCATTTATATTTGTGGCGTTAGAAGCTACTGAATTTACATTTGTAATATTATTAGAAACAGTTGTAATAGCACTATCAGTAACTGTAATTGTGTTACCCATAGCGTTACCATGCACCGTACAATAATATCTCAAAGAGTTTGGAGCTGTAGAGGGAACTTCAAAAGAAACTTTAGCACCTGATTGACCAGGTGTGCCAGTTACAGTTACTCCAGTAGAAAAAGAATTACCACTATCATCTTTAAATCTTAATGGATGACCAGTATTAGAACTATCAGAAACATCAAAGATATATTCGTTACCTCTAATAATTGTTATAGCTGGATTATTGACACCATCTAAAACAAAAACATTTACGCCACCTACATTGGCAACAGTTACTGTATAAGTTTTTTCTAAAGAGTTTGCCAGGGATGTAACATCAGAAGCAATGTTTGCAACAGTAGTCACATTTCCAGATATACCGCCAACAGTAGTAATATTAGAATTATTACCAGCTACTGCATTAATGTTAGAAGCGTTACTTACAACTGAATTTATATTAGAAGCGTTACTAGCTACGGCATTGATATTACTTGCATTACTTGCAACAGCATTAATATTTGTAGCATTTGATACAGCACTATTGATACTGGTTTGATCTGATGAGCTTGGAGTTGTTGATTGAAACGCTGATCCGTTATACACACGAAAAGTATTATCCGATGTATTAAAATACAAAGCTCCAGTTTGGAGAGCATCTCCATCATTATCAGCACTTGGATCAGATGATTTATCTCCTAAGAAAATATCATCAAAATTATCAAAACTTGTAGCAGCTGCTGTTGCAGAGGTAGCAGCAGCAGAAGCTGAGTTACTTGCATTTGTTGCTGAAGTAGCGGCAGCTGTAGCAGAGTTACTCGCATTTGTTGCTTGTGTGCTTGCTGTAGAAGCTGATGTAGAAGCATTAGAAGCCTGGGTGCTAGCAGTAGTTGCTGAATTTGCAGCAGCTGTAGCAGAGTTGGCAGCAGCCGTAGCTGACGATGCCGCATTAGTAGCTGATGTTGTTGCGGAGGCGGCATCAACTATAAGAGTATATTTAGCTGAGTTAGCATTTGTAGTTAACGGCTGGCTGCCAGAGCTAGTGTGAGCTTCTGTTACAATAAAAATATTATTAGTAGAAGTGTCTTTTACTAAATCTCTTATCGCATAAGCTGTACTAGCTGCCCAATTCCCACGAAATGTTCCAAGTTCCTGAGTAACAGATATTTCACCACTGCTATCAAACGCTAATATTTTACTAGCTCTATCTGTAGCTCCTACAGTAAATTCTGTAGATGTCATGGTGTTTGTTTCTGAGAGCTTTATAGATCTGTCTACTTCCTCTTGTACTTCTTGTATTTGTAAAGTTAATTTATCTAAAGCACCCTCATGGCTCTCTGCTGGAAACGGATCATTTTCAACATA